GATTAAATGATGCTGGTTGAAATACGCTTCGTGTAGACCAGATGCCCCCAGATGCACTTGATTCAACACCAGCAGTGCCAAATGCTGAACTCGTCTTTCCCACCAGCAGATTGCCGCTTGCATCCCAGCGTCCGGCTTCTGAGTCATCAACTAAAAAAGTTATATTAGATGAACTGGCTGCGCTTCCTTTATCAGATTCAAATTTCAAACTTCCAAAACTGTTAGAAATGCGGCAAGTTCCATAGTTGTCAACAATGTCCAATGCAGCAACTGAATTTGTGCTTATGAAGTTTGCAACAGGGTCAGTTGTTGCAGAATTAACAGTCAGCCCATCAGCCGTGACAGTGCCAGTTACGTCAAGGTTTCCTGACGCATCAACAGTCAACTCATCGTGGTTATCAAGGCCAAGTGTAGCCAGTGAAGCACCTACGTTGGTAACGTCAAACGTACCAAAGGCAACAATGTCTACAGTGTCATTCAGTGCTGCACCTGTTGTTAGTACAACATTAGAACCATCTGTAGCTGTAAAGTCAGTGCCAGCAATCAGCTTAACACCATTGAGGTAGACATCTACATAACCAGCATCATAGGTAGCAGCAAAGCTAGTCTGCCCAGCAGTGGCTGTGTAGGTCTGACGCTCAGATGTACCATTGACAGACGAACCAGCATTAACAAAGCCAGAACCGTCATAGACCTTCATCACATCGTTAGTGGTATCAAACCACAAGTCACCCTCTGTAGGTGATGATGGGGCTGTCGCTGAGATGAAGTAGGTATTGGCGAATGAGTTAATGTCAGTAAGGTTGGTTGCTACAGTGTTGACGTTAGCAATGTCTGTACCTACCGCATTGACGTTAGCAATAGAACCAGCAACAATACCGATATCTGTTGCATCCGCTGCTACTGCATTAATATTTGTAGCATTACTAGCTACGTTGTTAATGTTTGTAGCGTTACCTGCAACTGATGTAATGTTAGCTGAATTAGCAGCGACATTGTTTACGTTAGTGATGTTACTAGCTACTGTACCGATGTCAGTAGCATCACCAGCTACAGCAGTAACATTAGCAGAGATACCAGCTACTGTTGCTACATTGCCTGAGATACCTGCTACTGTGTTTACATTAGAGATACTTGAAGCTACTGTACCAATGTCTGTGGCATCTGCTGCTACTGCTGTTACATCAGACGAAATACCAGCTACTGTATTAACACTAGCAATGTTAGTGCCTACTGTATTAACATTAGCAATAGAATTAGCTACTGTATCAATTTCAGACACAGCTTCATTCAAGTCATTGGCAGCAGTTTCAATCTCAGAGATAGCCTCATTCAAGTCGTTGGCTACTGTAATAACATCTGCAATGTTAGTAGCTACTGTATTAACACTAGCAATGTTAGTGGATACTGTGCTAATATCAGCAGCATCTGAAACAACTGCTGTTACATCGCTTGCGATACCTGCAACAGTTGTTACATCAGAAGCAATACCTGCTACTGTAGTGATGTTAGGTAGGTTTGTAGAAATAAACTGCTTGTTTACAGCATCGTTATTGTTTACAGGAGTCCCAACATTCTTAATAATGCTACCCTGTGCATCCCACTTGTTATCCGTATCTAGTGCGATTGCGTCACCAACACGGTCAATAGCTTCCTGAGAAGCATGGAAAGTCTGGATACTAGAATTATCTAGGTCTTCTTCAGTAAGAACTGAACCAGACGCAAAGTCAACTGCACGTGTTGTAAGGTCTGTAGTACGGCGAACCTGTACCAGAGTACCAATAGCAGGTGCAGATGTTAGTTGTACAGTAGAGGCTGAAGGAAAAGTCAGGCCAGTTTCAGCCACACCATCTACTGTAACACTTATTTCAGAAGTGTTCTGATATGTAAAGGTAATAGAGAACTGTGTGGTAGTTCCATTACCTGTATAGTTGTCGTATGAAAAAGCCATTTGTTTTCCTATTAATTTCCTAATTCATTAGCCACGTTATTGATTAACTGCCTTGCTCCATATAAGGATTGACCTGGAAGTAAGCGTAATGCTCTTCTATATTCTGATTCTGATATCTCACCATTTTCAAAAGCCTTAAGCAGTTGAAAACCTGACTGAGCTATAGAAATAGCAGGTGGTGTCATAGCATATGTATTACCATCCATCGCACCTGTAGTTAGTTGATAGATATAACTAAACATAGAAGCAGCACCAACCTGACTCATAGCACCTACAGCAAAGTTTGTAGGAGACATACGCTCTTTGATATACTCATCAGCGTCACTGCGTCCCATAGCATTCATCTGAACACGTGCTAGGTACATCATTGATCCCATGAAAGCAGCAGACATAATAATCTTTGCTACTGCTACATCTCCATGTGCTGCTCTTACCCCTAGACGCATGGTCTGTTGTTCCAAGGAAGCCAAGGGAAAGCTCAAGAACTGGAAGAAGGTCTTACCTATTTCAGAGCGTAGAAATCCATTAGTAGATGCGATATTCATTTCCTGTACGTTCTGCCTTGCTTCCTTAAAACCAGAAGCTTGGAAAGCCTCACGTACATTCTCATCCCACTTCTCTAAGTTAAGTCTATCTACCACAGTTCCTTTAAAGGTTGCGTGTTTATTGATAGCCTTTTTTATTTCTACACCCATCTCATCAGATATACCTAATTGCTTTAGTTTTATATCTGAGAAAGGCATACCACCCTTTTTAGCAGCCTTAGCCCACTGTGTAGTATAGTGAAGCATAGACATCCTACGTAGCGTTTGGGTAATACCATTCAAGCCTGACCAATAGGAAACAAACTGTTGTCCTTTGAGTGCAGCCTTACCAGCCCAATGCTGTTCAGGACCAATGTATCCTTCTACGTTACTACCTTCATAGCGTGTAGCTCTGTTATATCGTCCTAGTTGTACCTCACCACCAATACCAAAGGCTTCAATAAGTTCTTTCATAAGACCATCTTCAAGTTGTCCTTGAGAAGCCTTCTTGAAGAGTTGGTTGTAGGCTGGCATGGTACGCATAAGAGTAGTCAGAGAATACTCAAACATAGCGTTAGACAATTCCATCATGGCTGACATACCTGACATTCCCATATTTACTGAGAATGAATAGGCACGTACACCAATATTAAAGTCTCTCGCTCTGTTGGATATCTCTTCCCTATGAGCTAGTCTACCAGTAATTCCATCATACATAAATTTCAGAGAATTAATTTCTGACTCTGCTTTATCTGAACTGAGGTTTCTGGTTTTTACTTCTGTTCTAATACTATCAATAAACTCTTCAAAAGAAGAACCAACCTGATTAGTATTGATACCATTACGAGCTAGTCCAATAGCCCCTGACATCTGGAAAATGTAAGAGTTATGTAGCTGTTCTATGTCCTCTTCTAGTAGGTCATAAAACCTCAAATCTTCCATCTCTCCATCTGCACGTGTTACACTAATAGAGGTACTTTCGTCTAGGATAAGCCTTGGTCTACTTCGCTTATGACCTTTAGCTGGTTTAGACAAAACAAGCAATTCCAAAACGTCATCAATAGCGTCAGGTGAAAGCTCGTCCTTGAACTCAGCCTTCATCAAATCAGCTATATCTTCTAACGTCATCTCGTTAGCACCTGCTGGACCACCACTCTTTTTAAAGGTACGATCTACGATGCCTTTGGTGTAACCTGTAGCTATCCTACGAATAAACTCATTAGCTTCTGCTTCTAAGTCTTTGGTAGAACGTCTGGTTGGTTTCTTTTTGGAAACCTCTTCAGCCTTCTTAACAAGTTTCTTAATAACGTCATTAACAATATCAGGCTGACCCTTACGTAGTGCAGCTTCAATTAGATTAGCAATCTGTTCGTCTGCGCTATCTCCTAATTTTGCCCTCAAGTCTCTAATCTTTTCTTCGTTAAAGATACGAGGTAGATAGTTTAAGTGCCTATCTAACATATTAGGAGTAAAACCAGCAACATCATACTTGATGCCCATCTCAGCTAATGCACGTTCCTGCTTCTTAACTAAATCACCAATCGCTTTAACTTCAGGGTCTACATCTGAGATAAGCCCACGTGCATATCTTGCAGCTAGGGTATTAAAATCTGAGATGGAACCACCAGTACGCTTAGTCCACTTACGCTGATTAGGGTGTAGCATATAAGCAAAGCTAGTTCTAAACTGACCTTGTGTACGTTCAGCTATCTCTGATGCTGAGTCATTAGCTTCTAACTTACCATCCTTATAACCGACACCATTCATCCCTAGTTTTCTAGCACCTAAACGAATGCGATTAACCTCAGACATACCAGCACGATAGCCTGTGGAGATAAGCTTACGTAAGCCTAACATACTCCATCCAGCTATCTCAGGAATAGCTGCTGCTTCTGTATCAGTTACTTTAGCAGCAGGGGTGACTACTTGTACTTCTTCTCCTAGAGATTTATTCAAATCAGTAGCATCTAGGGACTCAATGAATTGTTCTGTTTTTAGGTTTTCATCTATAAGACGTTGTGCTACAGCTTCTACATTGTTAGCTTCATAGAAAGCTTTTTGTGCTGGGGTTAATTCACCACCATCAGCTACAATCTTAGCAAGCTGTGCTACGTTACCACGTTTGACAAATGCAGTAGTAGCTGTGTTAAGAGTACCACCTAGTCCTGCACCAAAGCCCATAGCTATCAGTACATCATTACCATCAATGTCATACTTAAGACCAGCACGAATACTCTCAAAAGCAGCAAGTTCAGCACCTGTTACTGTAGCACCAGCAGCAAAAGCCCTAGCTTTACTATAAGCTTTCTTGGCCTTTAGAGCCGCACCAGCGGTCAGTGTAGCTGTTCCAGTAAGAGGAGCAGCCGGACCACTCAAGGCCGACACAGCAGCCGTAGAGCCTATAATAGTAGACCATTCTACAGGATCAAACATAGAAGCTAGGAAGGTAGATGTTGTACCCTTCCAACCCGCTTCTGCTAGTTCTGCTCTATTCGCTTGAGTGGTTAGGTGTGTTTCTTTTGTAGCTAATGCGCTATCTACACCTACTGTTAGTGCTTCATCTAACACCTCACCAATGGCTGTGTAGTCAGTTAAGCCATCAGTGAGAGTTGTTAGTAGTTCTGGTGTGAACTTATCTACTGGCTGACCCTCATAAGAACGAAACCTATCCACATTATTAGCTAGGGTAGGGATAATCCATTCCTCAGAGGCTGCGACAGGTAGACTAGCCAGAAATCCTGGTTTATCTTTCTCTGCCTCACGCTTTGCGTTGACAAGAGTGCTTTCGCTAACCGTTTGGGTTACAGGATAGGCAGTTTCACCTGTCTCAAATCCTAGACCCTTCAGTATATCTTGTGCTGTATCAGCCATTTCTTAGTTCCTTACGATTGTTTTTCGTATTTTGCTAGACTTCTATCAAAAGCTTTAGCACGATCAATGCGCTGTGCATAATCATCACCAGCCCACCAGTTGTCTAACCAGAAGTCTCGTACAGATTGTTCACCGCTTAGTACCTTGGCAATATCTGCTGTTCTATGCTGTAACATAGCATACACAAACAGAGCCTTCTGTTGATTACCAGATAGCTCTGAAGCATCTGCTATATCAGCAGGTAGTTCAGCAATCCAAGCAGGTACTGGTTGTTTTAATCGTTTAGTAAACAGGTTCTTTGTAGACTGAATGTAAGTTTTCAAAGAAGCAGGTTCAATTTGCATCAAGCCTCTAGCTGGACCATTCCCATATTGTTTCAGGTTAGGATCAAGTGTTCCATCTGACTCATGGTAAGCGATAGGCATTATGATTTTATCTATAATGTCTTGCCCTGAATAACCCTTTAAGCCTACTGCGATATCTAGAGCTTCGTCTAACTGAGGTTGAGTTTCAACATCGTATTGTTCTTCAGATGCGTTTGTCACTGCAATAATACTCCTTGCAATCTCTGCTTGTTGTTTAACTGTTATCCCTCGTTTAGATGCAATCGCTCCAAACAGACCACGCTCATTAAGACCAAGCTCATCTACAATCTCAGGAGCATCCTTCAAGATTTTCCTAGCTTCTTTAATAGCTGATAGGTTAGAAAACTTTTTCTTAGTATCTTGATAAGCACCCTCAAAGAATGTACCAACACCCTCTTTAGAAGCTGAGATTAATGGCAATGCTCTTTGAATGTTCTGGATAATTTCAGAAGGAGCTTGCTTATATGTACCTGTCACTGCATCCTTTACCTTTTGGTAAACTTCAGCAGCGGCGGTTTCTCCTTGTAACATCATGTCATCAGGAGATAACATCTCATCAGCAGGAGCAGGTGTTTCTACAACAGTAGGTACAACAGGCTCTGGCTCTGGGAACACTTCTTTAATGATAGTAGGTACTGTTTCACCTAGTCTTGCTGCTTGTAGTTGTGCTTGATACTGTTGTTCAAATGGAGACATCTGAGCTACAGCAGCTTCATAATCAGCAATAGAAGGTGGTACAGCAGGTGCTACCTCTGGAAGATTAGCTTCTTTAATTCTGCTTTTAACTTCAGCCATTAACTTTGGAATAAAGGTTTTATCTGTTAGGATTTGTGTTTTACTTACAGTCTGAATAAATCCTACACGGTGGCCTTTACCATTGTAAACATTTAAGCGTAGTGCATTACGATTATAAGGGTCATTACTAAAACCTAACCCAAGATTATCATCATCAGCCCCAGCGTATTGTTGTTTGAGATAGTTTTGTAAACTTGGTTCTTGTGCTAGTGTAGATGTTATTGTATCTACTGCTGTAACCAAGGGTACTTCTTGACTAGGATCAGTGTTTAACTGCTTCAAAGAAATCTTTACACCATTACTTAGTGTGTGTACAACATGATCCTGTTCAAATATCTCAGAAGCTTTATCAATAGCATCCTGTTCATTATATCCTAAGTTCATTAGAATAGAAGCTGTCTCTGCTATCTCATAAGCATTGGAAACAGTATTAATAGTTTCACTATGATCTGTAGATAGTGGACTTATTTTATCTAGGTTTGATTGTACAGAAGCTTTTAACTTACTGGATGGTTTGATATCAAAGTTTGCACCTTGGGCAATACCAATATCTTCAATGATATCTTTACCCATACCAGCGTCACGATTAAGGACGCTGATGATTTTAAATCTTTTCTCCATCTCAGAAGTCATTAAGGTTTCTGGGATATCAATATTATAAGCACGTAATTCTTCTACTGCTCTAAAAGCAGCAACAGCGGCATTTGCCTGTGTAGCGTCAGTTAAATCACCTGAAGCCCATAAGTTTCTACCACTCATAATAGCATTGCGGTTTGCTGTGGGAACAAAACCTCTCGCACGAAACCAATTCATCTGAGCTATTCTAGATAACCCATCTTGTTGTGCTACAATTTCAAAAGCTTTAACAACATCCTCTGGTTTATCTGTTTGCTTACCACCGGCTGGTCCTACTTTTTCAGTACCAATTTGCAGATCACCATAATTACCAGTGTCCATATTCCTTCGGACAGCCTCAATGGTCTGTTGTTGGAACCAAGCAGGTTCTTGAGCTTTTAGTATAGCTTTATCGCGTATAGCTAGTTCACTATCAATGATCTTGTACATTTTTTGATAACGAGGTATTCCACGAAACTTACGATCCTCTGCCCATTGATAAGATGCAGTTCTACCATTAGCTTTAACATTAGGTGCAATCACGTTTTCCATGATGTAGTCATTAATCATAGCTTGACTATAACCATAAGCTTGAGAAGCTTGCCTTACAATCTCATCAATGTTTTTCTTCTGTAAGTCTAAACCAAACTTAATATTCTCAGGAGCAAGTGGACTACCATCTTCCTCAGTCTCTGGTGTGTAACCTAAATCTGAATCAATACCTAAAACTTCACTACCTATTTTACCCATATTAATGTTAAAGGTATGTTTGAATTTCTCAGGATCGTAAGTTGTATTAAACCAAGCAAGGTTACCTATTTGAATATTATCTGAAACAGCTTTAACTAGTAAATCATCACCTGATTCTTGAGCTTGTTGAATAAAAGGCTGCATAATTTCAGCACGTCTAGCAGCTACTTCCTCATCAGACATCTCTAAATAATCTGATGAATTATTTTCAAAGTCTTTTCTAGCAGCTCGTAGAGCATTAGACGTTCCAATTTTTGCATCTAATGTACGTGCTGACGCAATGCCTTGTTCTGCTTCTCGTTGAAGCTTTAATTGTTTTTGTTTTTCTACTTGAGCTAGTTGTTCCATTCCTGGACTAATAGCTTCTATGAAAGCACCAAGACCGCTTTTACCAACAGGTTGTTCAGCAGGACGTACATATGTTTCTACTGGACGAGCTACGGCTTGCAGCCTTGCAGAAGGCCGCAGCCTTTCTACAGGTGTTCTACGTTTTGCCATTATTGTCCTCCACCTTGTCCTACTGAATCAGCATAACCATAAGTATAATTCTCTGATCTAGGTTTATCCTTAAAAGTAGATTTATAATTATCAGGTTGATTTACCTTAGCAGAGTTATATGCACCAGCAGCAGAAGCCGCAGTTCCCACAGCCGCAGCTAGGAAGTTAGGCATAACACCCTGTTGTAGAGAATTAGTTCTATTAAGTGCTTCCGCAGATGCGCCGCGCTTTTCAAGCTCAATCTGTTTCTCTACATTCTCTAAGTTTCTATTTATTGTGGTAGTACCACGTAGCTTTTGGGCTTCGTAATCTTGAAGCAATAAGTCAATAGAGTTACCAGTAACACCAGCTTCTCCTGCTGCTACAAGGGCTGCACCCTCACCTTCCATAGCTTTAATACCTAAAGCTAGTTTCTCTTCAGCAGCAGCTTCTGATTCCTGTATCACTCGTTGATTAAGGGTTTGTACTTTTAAATCTCTTGCATCATTAGCTGCTAGACGATTGGCATCAAATCTAGCTTGAGTAGCTTGTGCTTCTGCTACACCCTGTTCATAATCTGATACCCCTTTAGCAACTGTTAGTACAGCCATAGTAACTGGGTCACACATCTTGTATCCTCACAAATTCTAAAAAGGGTTTATTACCTACACCCCAAGTTTCATGCCGTTTGATAAATGTAAATCCTACAAACTTTAACCAATTAATAGCTACATTGTAGTTAGCATCACAGGCATTAGTTAGTATTGGATATTTATTATTAGTTTCTTTTACCCACTTAAGAGAACCTCGTAAGAAGGGGAGCCATACTTTAGTTATTGGTGGTGCAGTTAGAAGCCAAGGAATACCTACTGTATCATCAACTCCTACTACTCCATAAATACCAGCAATCTCATTTGTATCGGAGACAATAATAGTCCAGCATTCATCTGATTCATCTAGACCCTGCTGTAAAGCTTCCTTAACATCTCCATGTGAGGCAAGTACTTCTTCTGTGTCCTCTGGTCTTAGGTTTGTTGCCAGATGGTCAACATCAGCCTGAGTACTGGCTCTCACATGGACTTTCATTACATTCTCCTTGAACGCAGATTGAAGAAACCTTCCCATTCTGCTGATTGGAATATACAGGGTAAGTGACTATCACTTTCAATAGTTACTGATGTTTCACTAGCATGACCCATTACACCAAAACGATATGTTCCAGATTCAATAGCTGCCACATTCAAGATGTTAGCACCACTACCAACCACACGTCCTGTAAATGTACGAGTGTACACCTGACGCTTTAGTGGCCTTAGGACGACCTTAAAGAACCCTGTCTTGTTATATACAACCGCATAGTTTCTTAAGTGTAATTGTCCTGTGGTAATTGCTTTGTTCTCTTGTTTTAGAACTGGCTCAGAGAATTGGTATTTAAATGTAAATGGTACACCTGCAAATACTTTCTCAGAATTAGCTAACTTAGCTGCCACTTCTCCAAGAGTAATAACTTTACCTGTCTGGTCAATATAAATAACTGCTGCATCTGTATAAGGAATAGACGTTAAACCAGCAGTCTCTAGCATCACTCGCCTATCTAGGTGAATAGAAAAACTACCACTTGTATAATTAGTAGCTTCATCAACAGACAGGTTAATACGTTCTAGGAATAGATTTGTACCACGTTTGATTAGGATATAGATGTCTGCACGATTAAATGACATACTAATTACATCACCATCAAATACCCAACGTGACCATGAAGCCTGTAGTTTTTCCCTACCAGACCAGTAATACCTGTAGAGGTATAAAGCAGTGGGGTCATTTGAACACTGCACCAGCAGCATATCTTCATTAGATGATGCTTCAATCTTAGTTATTTCACCACTGAGATATTCAGGTACATGAGAAGTAATCTCATTAGCATCGTTTACATCAGTGTCAGTATCAACAAAGTATTCCCACATACTAGACCAAGCACCACGCTTAGAGGAAAAGTATACATACTTACCTGCTGCTGCTGGCTTTGCCAATAGGCTAGTCTCAAACTCTGTAGTGTTAGCTACGTTGACAGTCTCAGGGGTAAGTACAGGGTCTCCTGTTACTTTAAACTGAGTAAGGTCTGAGAAGAGAAGCAATGCCTCGTTAAAAGGTACAGCGTGTTTAAGAATACTAACTTTGTTTGAGGATACTGCTACATCAATAGGGTCACTATCAATGATGGTTAGTGTAGACTTACGAAAGAAATCAAAGTTTACAAACTCACCAGCAGTAGAGAAAATAACATTCTCATCTGCTAATACTCCTAGCCTGTTCTTATGAAAGAAAATATCAGCTAGTGTAAATCCTACAAAGGAAGGAAATGGGTTTGTATCATCATCACCAACAAGCCTGTTAGCATAACTAGCAGTGTCAAATGTAAAGTTTCCACTAGGTAATTTAGATAACTTATGTGGTAGTGTTGAAGCATCTAGAGAAATTTCTACATTAGAAGCTACAGTTTCTTTCCACACTCCATCAATAAACTTAACATAATAATCATCCTGCGCTTTTTGATTATCGCCTGATATTTTAATTAGAAAGTTATTTGGACCTTCTGTTGGTAGTTGTTTAAAGTCAGCGGTCTCACCCTTGAATACTTTGAGATGGTCATTACCATGTGAGTCACCAACCTCTACCTGAAAGTCTGTACTATCTGTAGATTGGATGTGGATGACTGAGCCATAACGAGTAAAGGTAACACCTGAAATAGCACTAGCATCACTAACTACTGTATAGTATGTTCCATTAACTGTGCTTGCAGAAAACGTATTTAAGTTCTCAGCAATCAAATCAGTAGATGCACCACGTTCAGCGTTCTGTGTATCTGTTGTATTAGCTTGTGTAGAGGACTTAGTAGAAAACTCTACTGTGCCAGTGCTTGCTCCTTTTGTAACCTTCAAACGATAGGTAGAAGCATAGTCAGCTTGTTTGACATAGACTAGTGCTTCTGGATTACTTGTGGGAGATACTGTAGCTGCTTTGGCTACTACTTTATTCTTATTAATAATGAAGGTTGCGTCAGCAATAGAGACAGCAGATAACTCTTCATTAGGATTTGTTAGTCCTGATAAGTAGGCAGCAGCATTATTAGTAACAGTTTTAGCTACACCATCTTTATCAAATACCCTGATAGTACCAGCAGTATCAATCACCATAGAGTAGAACTCATTCTCATCTCTACGAATAGTGTGAATAAAAGCTTTATCTAGGTTTGAGATAACTCCAAGGTCAGCTACGTGCTGTGAACTAGGACGCTTAGACAAACCTGATACAACGCTTGACAGTCCATTCTCCTGCAACTCAGCCTGAGTATTCAAGCGTAGTGAGGGTGGCTGCTGTGACACACCGTTAATTAGGTTTGGGATTGATTGACTGATGAGTGCCATTAGATTGTTCTCCGTCCCTGCCTATCAATAATACTAAAGGTGTCATAGTTGTCAAAGATGTTGTGGTCATCCGCTGCCTTGTCAAAGTCTCTTAGCTCTACAAAGGCACGGTTCTCATCCTGCTGTTGGAACTCATGTAGTGTTTGGGAACCTACTACACGGTCTTGGAAGATACGTGTAGCACGTAGGACAATATATCTTTTAGCTACCTCAGGTACATCATTAAAGGCTAACTGTACTACAACATCCAACGCAGCGTCTGTGCCTACATTAAATGTGTGGTTTGTCCTGTCATACATTTTTAATCCACGCTGTACTAGATTAGGCGAGTTAGCCTTAAGCGTGGCATCTGCTCTAAGAATATCAGCAGGTAGTAATATCTCACCTGCTAATGTCTGAGCGAAACTTTTATTTAATTCTGTGTTGAAGTGCCAGCCCATAGACTGTACTTCTCTGTCAACAGTATCTAAGATACTTTCTGCAATCTCAGCTTCAATAAGACCTGATGATAAGCTACTTACTGGTGCTTCACCAATAGAAGAAAGCATCGTATTGACTGCATCTAGTTTACTTGTTCCAGCCATGATAGCTCCTTACCATTTAACTTTATGTGACCAGTATTTTGCACTTAGTTTTGATTTTGGTTTACCTTGAGCATTGTGCCTAGCATAGTAGCTACGCTTACGTGCTTTATCTTTAGCTGATGTAGGGTTTTTTCCTGCACCCTTAACACCCTGCTGCCCAAAACGTATAAGTTTAATTTTTAAACCTTCTTTGGCTAATACCGCATGGGATTTAGTTTTGTGTTTAGGGGTGCGTTTAGGCTTATTATACCCTGCAAACTTTTCTCCACGGTACTCAATAGCCATTACTTTTTCTTTCCATACTTAGCCATGATAGCAGCTACCTGCTTCTGTGGCTTACCACCAAAGGACATCTTCTTGCCTGTCTTCTTAGCCGCAGCCTTGGCAGACGCAATACCTTCTTTGGTATATTTATATTTCTTTCCACCTACTTCTGGCATATCAAACTCCAATAAAAAAGGGAGTAGCCGTTAAGCTACCCCCTAGTTAATTATACCTCAGCCAGACCGATACAAGCAGCAGGACGCAGGACGTTATGCCCCATTGCGTATTTTGCTACCATCAATGTGCCTTGACGGTTAATTTGATATTCTGATTCCATACCAAGGTCAAGAAGCTTGACAGTGGCAACGGCATCTGGTGTGAATACAAAGCCACGGAACTTAGAAGCAAGAGCCACCATGTCTGCGCCATCTACGTTAGCAGTAGGCAGGTCATAGTGAGTAGTGCGTCCTGAACCAGCAGTGTTAGCCAGAGGAGCGTTGTCTGAAGTCTTACCCTCATCAGGATCAGCAGTTGTGAAGTTCTGATAAAGGTTAGAGACATTGGCGTGGTTTGACATGATGACAGGCATACCTGCAATCATTGGTACAGTTGCAGAAGCGATTGAACCTGCACCACCAAAGTCTTTGTTCATGTAGACAAGCTTGTTGCCATCAGTAACATCAAGCAATGCGTAGTACTGGTCAGGAGCCAGAGCTACAACTGCACCAGATGTATCTACGTTCTTGACATCAAACTCTTTCTTAGCGTCAAAGATAGCTTTAGCAATCTTAGCAGCGTCCAGAGAGTCAGCAGTAACTGTACCGATGTTGACGTTGTTTGTGAAGTCTTCTTCAGCAAACGCTTTGTAGTCTTGAACAAGACCAGCAGCACGTGTTGCGTTGGTTGACAGAGCAGCCTTAACAAGCATACGAGCTACGTTCCGATCAGCTTCGTTAGCTAGTGCGATACCAGCTTCCTTAGAGTAGATTGAACGTACATCGTAGTGGTTGATTGCTTCATCAATGTTAGCAATGAACTGGCTTGAGATAAGCAAGTCGTCAATTGTGACGATACGCTCACCTGCACGAATTGAACCACCAGTGATTTCATTTCCTGGGGTCAGGTATTCAGCAGTTGCACGGCCTGTCATTGGGAATGAAGCAGACTTACCCTTTGAGATTGTGCGAGTACGCACCTTATCCATAAGGACTTTCTTTTCTTCAAAAGCTGTTAGGACTTCGCCAGCATACAGCTTGAGAAACAGGTCACGTACGTCACCTGATAGGTTATTCTGGCCTTGAAAGCTTACGCTATAGGCCGGATTTGAAGCGGCTTGTGCCATTTTTAATTACCTCTTAGTAATGTTAATGTGAGTTGAAGTACACTCTGCATTACACTACATCCTTTCTCCAAGATTGTCCCTCGCAAGGGGTCAGGGGTAATCGTTTGTTATGTTTAGCTTCGTGTTAGGGTTTCCCCTTTTAAATACACCAGCATTGATGTACTTAAAAGGAGAGGGGATTCTTATACAACCCCCTCGCCCCATGCAACAATGTTAGAACAGGCTAGACCGTGCCAACTTATCAGCAACCTGCTGCCTGTAAGCGGGGTCTTTAGCGTATCTAGGGTCACTCATAGCCGCAGTTAATTCTGCATTGCTTTCAAACTTCCCGCCTGTGGATACTGCACTTGAATTACCTTGCATAAGGTTTGGTGCAGCCTCAGAACGATACCTAGCATTAAGACCTTGAATTGCAAGTCTAATCATATTAGGGTCTTGCGTTTCCATTACTGCATTAAAAGCATCAATCTCTGCTTCTGGTAGTGCATCTGCTGCCCAACCTACAAGCTCTTGATACTGTTCTGCTCCCCCTACTAGAGAGAACATTTCTGATTGGACTTGTTGTGACAGGGCATCCTGACCAGCAATCCATGCGTCAACTACTGACTCAGGGAAACCAGCTTCTTCCAAGGCTGCATAAGCATCCTCAGATAGCCCACCAAGTTCCATGTATTCTTGTTGAAGAACATCAAAGTCAATACCATTAGCCCCAAGTACCTCAGAGATTTCTGAAGCACTCTGGTTTACTAACTCTTCTGCATCAAGTTCTTCTTGTTCTTCTTGTTCTTCTTGAGGTTGGCCTAACTTACTCTCTAATGCAGAGTAAGCTTTAGCCATATCCTCAATTGATTTAAACTTTTCAGGTAGCCACTCAGGACGTTCAGCATCTTGTTGTGTGCCTTCTACCTTTTGTAGCATTTCATTAATATGCTCCTGAGATTCAGGGGCAGGTTCTTGATAAGTATTTACTGCATCAGCCATTTTTAACTCATACGCTCCATAGATTGTCTAACTTGGTCTGGGTCCATCTTACCTGCGATAGCTGGTGCTGCCTTCTGCAACGCCCCCATTCCTGCTTGTTCTAACATTTGTTGTTGCATCATCTGTTGTTGCATAGCTTGTTCTTGTGCCTTCTGTTCATCTGATTTAATCAGGCCAGAGGTATCAATACCAAGTGATGCTGCTAGGCGGTCAATGTAATCGCCTAAGTTCATCTCGCTTTGAATAACTTCAGGACCAAGAGGTTGAAGATACTGCAAGAATGCTGCAAGTTTATTCAAGTCTTGACCACGACCAAGAGCCTCAATACCAGTAACAACAGTAGGTTTAACACTGTCCTTTGGCATCTTAGGCATCTTGCCCTGCTTTGTTAGTGACTCCAATAGCAGGTTAATAAGTGGAAGCTGGAACTCTTGAGATAGGATGGAGTATACACCACCAAGAGCAGTCTCAAGTTCCTGCGCCATGAAGCGAACTTCTTCAGCGGTGACTCGTTCTGCTGCTCGTTGTACACTACTATTCAATAGGAAAGCAGCAGCAAGACGGTCATTAATCATACGCATAGTTTCTAAAGACACGCGGAAATCAGCGGCTTTAGCTACTTGTAGTGTAGAGACATCGTTAGCATCACCCTGTAGGAAAGCTCCGTTAGGTGCAGCAGACAGGTCTTTAGTCTTTGTTGTCCCATTAGGACGTACAAGAAACAATACCTTTGCTGATGCTGCGCTACCCTGAACGATAGCTTTAGTTAGAGCTTCTAGACTACGCAGGTCTCCAATGTATTCTTCAATGAAACCACGACCATAATCCTCACCATCAATACGTATAAAACGTAGAGGAATGAATGGGTTATTGTCAGCCTTAAACATACCACGTGAGGTCTCAACAATGATACCAGCTACCTCTTGGATAACTTCAAATCCTTTAGCAACTTTAGTCAGCCTTGTATAAAGGTCATAACTTTTGGCTGGTGTATCTGATGGCGGTATCTGTGCTTTGATTTCTTCAGGCAGTGTAACAGGAGCCATAGACTCCTTGGTAATAATCTCTAGTACATTGCCCATTGCATCACGCTTAACAACGTAGCGGTCTGGTCTGAATACTTTCATACCACCTTCTTTTGGCATATATACCAGCGCATTACCAGTGACGATAAGCAGCTTTAGTGCCTCAAAGGTTGGTACACGGATTGACTTACCCTCAATCTCTTGCATTGCAGCACGTTCAATACGTGCAAGTCCTTCTTCCACTTGACCACGATTATCACCTGCTAGTTGTTGCAAGTCAAAGTCATCAATAGTCAGGCGAAAGAAGGGGCTGTTAGGGGGCAAGAGAGCAAGCAATAGTTTAGATGCAAGGTTGTTTACACCTCTTGCTCCAATGCCTTGATATGGTGTAGCATAGATAGATGAACTACTATGTCCCTCGTCAGGCAAAAGAGTAGGAATAGTAAGCCTTGCTGCCTCACGGCCTCTCTCTAGGAAAGTGTCTCTCTCTCCTTCTAGTTGGCTGTAGCGTTTAGCTACTGTACCTACATCTTGTTCCATTTAGTATACCTCTAGTTTCTTTTTCTTGTACTTACTCAGTACAATCTCTTCAGGAGACATCTCCTCACCATCCTCAACAAAAGGCATAGTGGCGTTCTGGTCTATTTGATACTTAGACTTGCCCATCACTTCTTCTTCATCGTGGGGTTTAAATGTAACCGCACCCATGACATTAGCCTTTCGGGATGTTCAAGCCTGAACCGCCTTCACCACCTACTTGGGCTGCTGCTTGCTTAAGAACCAGAGCTTTCTTACCCTTACGTCTGCGTTTCATCTGTGTACCAGATGTTTCAATACCAGTAGGAGCATCTTCAGTCTGTTCTTTAGGCGCACCTGTACGTGCTTGTGCTGTCTGTGATTGTGCTGGTGGTCTGCGGTCTGTCTTATCAGTACCCGCCACAGTATCTTTAACTTCTTCAACAGTTTTCTTGTAAGCTTTTTCTACAGGTTCAACTACTGCCTTCTCAACCTTCTTGATAGTCTTCTTTACAGGACGCTCAAGAGGCTCAACAAGTTTCTTATCTACAAACTTGGTAGCTTTCTTAACAGCCTTCTTAACTTTTTTAGCTGGCGCACCCATACTACTGCCCCTTTGTTATCTGTAGGCCAGCACCTTCGCTGCCTGTTTGAAGGGAAGTATCCATTGCTGTAATCAATTCCTTCTTACCCTTGCGTTTTTTCTTGATACCCATCATAGGAGTTTCCTCCATGCCAACCTCTAAGTCGGGGGTCTTAGCCACCGCAGTCACTGGTCTAGCAGGAGCAGGTGGTGGGGTTGGCATCTTGGGTCTAAATAATCCACCCATATTAATCATCCTCAAAATCTTGGTCTTGTAATTCAACCAGTTTGTTTATCACAGATTGCTGACCCCTGAGGAAAGCTAACTCCTCAGAGGTTACTTGATTAAGCGGAAGTTTGTTAGGGTATAGTTCATATAACCTACGTAACAGTCCATCTGTGATATTAAAATCGTTACCTAATACTCTCATTTTTACAAACTTTCGCTAATAGGGGTACTTTAGATATCAACCAACTCACAAGCACCAGCAGTACAGGCTAGAGTTTGGCTACCAGAAGTAGTATCTTCCTTCTCATACAGGGATAAAGCAGTCCAATCAATAGACTCAGGCATCTGTTCCTTAAGTTCTAGGTATTGTTCTTCTTCAATCTCTTGATAGGGAGCCTGTGCATAGCTGTGGTCACTGTGAGGTAGGAAAGAAATACCTGAGCAGATGTCAAAGTTCTTGTACACCCAGGCTCCTACTTCCATCCACTCAGCATCCTTGACTGTAATAGTCACTGATGGTTTATGCTCACACCAGTTCAGTGCATAGTTCTTCCACAGTTCTAGCTGCTCTAGTGCAGTCATATCATTACGAGTAACAGCACCAGATGGTGACTTAGTAGGGAAGCTGAACACTGTAGTAGAGTCAGGCTTCATCACACATGGTTCAGCAGGGATACCACTGTCCTTCATAAACTGTGTTAGTGGGTCTTTGTTATCACCACGTACAGTACGAATGTAGTATGCGCTGTGTCGTGCATGGATACCTGAAGCTGTATCAGTTAGCTGCGATACTGTACCACTAGGTTTAACGCAGGTGATAGCAGTAGAAGCAGTCACACCAAGCTTGTCAGCATAGACACGATTGACATCAATGGCCTGTGCCTTAAGCTCTTGTAGCCAGCGAGGGCTATCAACAGTCTTAGACAGTACAGCATTGTCCATGATACCTGTAAGGGAGACACCAAGTAGACGTTCTTCTTCAGTATTCTTCTGCCAAATCTTACGCAAGTATGGCATCTTAGTAAAGGTAGACTGTGCTGTACCAAGAATAGTAGCTAGGCGTACCTTGCGGCGTAGGCTTTCAAGGTCATCATGCTCACGTACCACCACCTCTGTTAGATTACAGAACTGGTAAGGGCGTAGGATAATCTCAGAGCAAGGGTTAGTACCCCACTCATGTCCTGTCTCTCTACGTCCATTCATCTTAACGTGGTTGTCTGCTGCTGTACGTGAGAAGATACCACGCTCACCAGACTTAGACTCTACTAGTGAGAGCCACTCACGCATGAACCCTTCCATGTCAGGCTTGTCTGTGTAGGCTACAGAGTTATTAGCCAACGCACGTTGACCCTCATTCTCCCACCACTGACCAGACTTAGCGTGTGCCATACGTCCATCACTAAGGTTAGACAGGCTAATCATAGCTGATCTACGCACACCACCAACAACTACTACCTCGCCAATCTTACACATGATGTCGTGGCATTCAATGCTGGTTAGCTTACGTCCTGCTGCTACCTTAAACTTAGCTACAACGAACTTGAACAAGTCATCAAGTGGTTCAGGTCCACTAGCTCTACCACCAAAGGTCTTGAGCCTTGCACCTGCTGGGCGAATAGCAGACAAGTCCCACTTAGGAATGTCCCCTGAGTACAGATGAGACAGCAGTTTGTGTAATGCTTTAGCCCATCCTTCCTTGCTATCCTTAACTGCAATGATATCATCACTGTAGTCTAATGCCTCAGGTACATCAGGTAGCTTGACAATAGACTGACGCTCCACTGAGAAGCCTACACCTGTACCACATAGTAGGATAAACATAGCCTCATCAAAGGCACGAATATGATCCACTGGTAGATAGCTACAGTTATAGATACAGGTATTATCTCTGTCTGCTGCTACACCTGCTGTCATCAATGCCCTCATAGAAGGCATGACCTCAAGGTTGATGATAGCTTCTTCAATTTCTTCTAAGTCTTTAGGGGGTAGGCCTGTCTTAGCAATGTAGTTGATGTATCGCTGCACTGTCTCAGGCCAAGTCTCTCGCCTGTTCTCATCCTCTAGCCATCGTGCATATCTACTGGTGGCAATAAAAGTCTGGTAGTCTGTTGGTAGGTAATTGTTTCTCATCTGTTGTCACCACTCCCTTGTAGTACGCCACGTTCCTTGCGGCTTTCTAATTTCTGTATGTTCATTGCAGCTATAACTTGTAGGCTATAGTTAATATCCCTAGCCACTGCCGCCACATACCAAAGAACATCTCCTAGTTCTTTGGCAATCTCATGTGCTTCGGCTTTAATATCTTTACCATCTCGTACAATCTTCTTGATCTTCTCCGCTACCTCACCTGCTTCACCTGCTAGGCCAAGGGTAGGATAGACTAGCTTGTAGTCCTCTGGATAGATAGCGGTTTTGTTTGCTCGTTCTTGGTATTCATTGAAGTCCATTACCAGTTTTTCCCTTTAGTCTTTTCCATTAGCTCAATCATCTTGTTAAGATACCACACAGCTTTCTCAGCATCCTGAATAGGATTACCCTTCTTAAACAAGCGTGAACCTGTATACTTAATTACATTACCATGACAGTAGCTGATAGCTTCCCACTCACCTAACACATCTACAATGTAGTCAATGGTTTCAATCTTACCATCAGCGTAGTGAGCAGGACTATTAACCATGTCTTGCTGCTTCATGTACTCTTCATGCCTTAGGGTGTCCATAAGTATACCTCACCTGTCTCTGTGTTGTACTCACCATCACGTAGGATACGTGCTAGTCGTGCGTTCTCTAGTGCTACTTCTTCTGAAAGAAACTTGCTATCGTACGTCTTAACGACTGCATCCCAAGAACAATCAACGTCAAGAATTTTCTTGGCAGTGATAGCACCCACAGAAGGGCATCCTTTATAGTTGTCAGTAGCATCTCCAACCAGCGTTTGATAGAAGAATTGGTAGTCAGCTTGTTCCACTGATTGCTCAACCACTTCCCCATCAATCCAATGCTTTGCCGGAATAGTAAGTAGGTCTTTATCTTCAGACCAAATAATAGTATCTGTATTCTTAGTACCCAATATCCCCAAGACATCATCTGCCTCCAATCCCTTGTACATAATAGTGTTGTATGTATCTGTAATATATTCTCTAGCCCAGCCTAGTAGCATAGGCTTGCGTGTGTCCTTACGATTAGCTTTGTAGTAGGGAGCAATGTCCTTACGATAGTTTGTCTTATCACTAAGAGCAACAACACAATCCTGAACAGGTGCTTCTAGTAGCTTAGTGATCTGATCTTCAATCCGAATAGCTACGTCCTGTTCCCAAGAGTATAGAGTCCACAGTCCATCACCCCAATTAACTGGTGTCTCAGCAGAGGCAGCAGCCTTGTAAGCAATGATGTCACCATCAATAAGCAGTAGGGTCATCTTTAATATCCTCTTCCTTCTGAGCATTACGTAGTATACGTAGTCCTGTCTGTACCTGAATGTAGTCTAGGTATGCCTCAACAATCCACTTAACACTGAGACATATACTGACACTCAGGAATGAGCAGGTTAGTATTAACTTCCATACAAAATCAAAGTCCATGTGTCATCCTATGTTTAACTAAGTATTCAAATGCTCTGTGTGCATTGTCAGGATTATCCTGTAGCTGGCCTATGCCTGTGTTACAAGGCTTACATATCCAACCCCTGAATGTGTCACTCTCATGGCAGTGGTCAAGTACCCATGTCTGCATAGACTTCTGACCATGCCTACCAATCTCTTGAATGGTACGTGTGCAGATAGGACAGGAGTAGTCGGGATCAGGATAGTCATGTTCACTACGTAACTGACGTATCAGTTGCTGGTGTCCTGACTTACATGAGCGACAGGTTCTCTTGATCTCTCCTGACTGCATTACATTATAGTTAGAGATATCCTGATAGATACCACACTTGATACACTCTACTTCCTCAATGGGTGTCTGACCAGTTTCTTCCATACTTGTATTCGCTGTCAAGTCTGCACCTGAAGTTGAAGTGCTTTTCAACATCCCGCATACATCCAAGAATAATTCTCCCTGCTTCATCTTCCTGCCCTTCCTTAACTAGTACCTGCACCTCATCGTGGATGAATGCTACAATCTGTGCATCAAGTCCTGCCTTCTTAATAGCATCAGCTATAAAGACATACCAGGTTTTGCACACCAACGCTCCGCAACTCTGCAAGAGGGTATTCAAACTAGCGTGGCTGTGTCGCACAGGAATGATACGTCCATCAATACCCTTGACCCACCCACGTTCATCTGCTGCTTTGGACACAGCATCACGTAGCTTCTTTAGTGCTGGAAGTTTCTTCAAGAACTTAGCCTTGATTGCCTTACCTTCCTTCGCACCCCTGCCTATGATCTTGCCTGTCTTCTCATCACCTGAACCATACAAGAATCCATAGATGAATGTCTTGGCTTGGTTGCGTGACTCAAGACCGGCAGCTTTTTGATTAGCAGTATGGATGTCACCATTCAAGACCACATCAGCGTATGCTCCATCATCATAAGCAGCCATATAATGAGCAAGACAACGTAGCTCAAGACCACTAGCATCAGCACCAAGTAGACTATACCCGCGAGGAGCGATGAATAATTCTCTACACTCCTTGCCATATGGCGCACCCACGCTTGGTATCTGGGCTGTATTAGGATTGGAATGAGTACACCTAGAGGTAACAGCACCCATATGGTTGACTCTGCCATGTATCTTTCCACCTCTCTCCATCTTCAGCCATGCTTGCTTACCTGTTGCAAGCTGACCTATACGTTTGTTCAGTAGTAGATATTCATTTAACATCCTAGCCTCTGGCATATTAATACCAGAGAGGACAGTCTCATCCACCTTAGGCTCACCATTGTCAGTGAATAACTGTGGCTCCCATCCTCGCTTGATAAGTCTATCAGCAATCTGCATACGTGATGCAGGATTGAATGGGATAGTCTTAGTCTTAGTCTTCATCTCAACTATAGTAGGCTCAAAGGTTTCTTGTAACTCAGACTCAAGGTCTGCCTTGCGCTGTGCCAAGGTAGAGTATAGTGCCTGTGCTTTTGTTACATCGAAAGGAAATCCTTTCTCTTCCTGCTCAATCAGCAGTGTGTGTATTCTAGTTTCTAAGTCAAGGGCTGCTTGACTAAAATTTTTTTCAATGATTTTACGATACAACTTTTCTGTAACTGCTGTATCTTGGATGCAATAGTCCAGCATGGCTGGGGTGTATGTTGCAAAGCTCTCGCTACCAGTATTGAAGTCACCTTTTAATTCTCCTAGTCTGTAGCCCCACGCTTTAAGTGAGTGACTCCCAATTAGCTTCATAGGATAGTCACCCTTCTTATGTAGCTTGAAGTCAATCTCTTTAATGTCAGGCCAAATTGTTCTAGAGTATACCAACGTATCAATGATAGTACCAGTGTACTCAAAGCCATGTAGTTTCTTTAACGCTCGTAGATCATAGTCAATAATGTTATGACCTATTAGTGTGTCAGCTTGGCTTAGTAGTTCTAGTCCTTCCTTGATCTTGTTAGGGTCAAAGGCTTGTACTTCATCTGTGTCCACATCTCTAACTACGATGCACCACAACTGAGTAATGTCATCTAGTAGATTGTCTGCTTCAATATCAAATACTAATCTCATACTGTGTCTCCGCACTAGTTAAAAGGGTATGTCTTCTATGTCCTCATCGTCAAAGTAAGTCTCAACCATACGTCCTGTATCTTTCTTGTACTCAAGCGCACAGCATAAGCCTGTCTCACCTGACCACCTATTCTTCAACACACGTACCTGACTTACATTAGAGTTGTCGTTGTCCTGCTGGTTGCGTTCCAATCCAATAACAATATCAGATAGCTGACCAATAGCAGCACTACCACGTAGCTGTGACATAGATGTTTGTGCGCCATCCTCATGTCCTCTGTCACCAGATGGACGCTTGAGGTGAGACACAAGTATCATGCCGCAGTTAAGTTCTTCAACAAGAGAACGCAAGGCAGTCATGGTGTTGTCAATTATTCTACGTTCATCACCACCTTCCAAGCCTGATACAACAATGCTAAGGTGGTCAAGAATAATGTAGTCGCACTCACAACCACGCACAAGGTAACGTATCTTGGATAGAAGGTTATCGCTATCAGTACTGCCCCAATGGTCATATAAGAAAACCCTACCAGACCCAACTGTAGCATCAAACGCATGACGTAACTCCTCTTCTGGTGTGTCATCATGTTGTAGGTGGAGAGGTTTGTTTAGCTCAATGGACATCAGACCTAGTGAGGTACGCTTGACGTTCTCCTCTAGTGCTATGTATCCAATGGTCTGCCCATGCTTGATGAAGCTGTGTGCAAACTCTCTAGCTAACTGGCTCTTCCCTATGCCACTACCTGCTGTTAGCGTGACGATCTCACCACGCCTACAACCACCAGTTTTTTCTTGGATTCCTGGATATGGGTAAGGCACTGATGCCTTGTCATCCTTTTGAATAACCAAGTCCCATACCTCAGTACCAGCTACGATACCATCAGGTCTGAATACCTTGGCCTCAAACAAAGCATCAATCAGTTCCTTTACCTTACCAGCTACCAGCATTTCGTTGGCATCCTTGTATGGCTCAGGTAACCTTACGATCTTAGCCTTGTTAGGTGGGAGCATGGCAGCACACTCCATTGCTGCTCGTTGTCCCTGCTCATCCATGTCAAAGCATAGCACCACATGGTCAAACTTACTGAGCCACTCAATAGATTTACCTATTGCTTTCTTGGCACTGTTGCAGCCTGATGGTACTGAGACACTTGCCCACTTGTTACCATTAGCTTGGGACACAGACATAGCATCTAGCTCACCCTCACATATAGTAACGAACCTGCCACCATCTCGCCACAGATGCTCACCAAACAAGCCAACCTGTTTGATGTTACCTAGTACTGAGAAGTCTTTGTTAGCAAAGCGTACCTTCTGTGCGTGGAGTACACCATACGCATCACGATAGTTTGCTACCTGTACCTTCTGTCCTCTGTATGTGGATACACCATAGCCCCACATCTGGCAGGTCTGTTGTGTTAGTCCACGTTTCTTTAGCTCCTTGAAGTCAAGGTCTAAGAACACACTATCGTCTGTCTCTATAGCTGTCACTGCTTGTACCTCATCTGGTGGAGTATAGGTTTCACAAGAGAAGCAGAAGGAATGCCCATCTGTATACAGACTATTGGCATCCCTACTACCACAGTGAGGACAAGGCGTGTGCCTTAGGAACTCACTCTCATCAGTCATCAGTACCATTCCTTAACATACGTGCTACATATTCCAGCCCATCTGCTATGCTCTCAAGTACATCATCAGGATATTTATCCTCATCCTCTAGCATACTCAAGGCCATGTCCTCATAGTATGCCAGTTGTTTAAACTCAAGGTCATCCACGTAAATGGATACACTCAAGCCACGATCAGTAAACTCTGCATTCATATCTATCTCAGAGATTACTTCTTCCTTGACATCAATTACACTCATGTAACCACTCCTTAGGTATAGTTCCTTCTGCCCAGACAAAACCTTGTCGGTCTGCCCACTCACCACAGGTCATCTTAGTACCATCCTTCCTCTTCTTAGCACCCTGTATTGTAGCGTCTGCCTTCTGAAAGACAAAGCGTACATCCAAGTCAGGATACTGTGCCTTGATTGCCTTCATCTTGCGCTGGCTATCCTGTCTGAGATAGCCCTTAAGTTCTACAATCATTGTGCCTACTGCTAGGTCAGGGATGTAGTGACGTTCCACATAGTAGGCCAGCTTCTCTGGCTCATACACATAGGGAACGCCACGTTCATCAAGGTCTTGGATGACCCTTGCCTCAAAAGTCCCCTTCGTCATTGGCAACATCAGAGTTATTGTGGTCATCAAAGATATCAGAGGCATCATCCTTCGCTACTGCGGTGGAGACAAAGCCTTCCTCTTCATCAAAGATGTTAGCACCCTTGGCATACTCAACCAAGTCAATGACTTGTACTGCCTTGAGGCGTAGGCTTACACCAACTGACTTGCTTGACTGCATCAGGTATGGAGCAGGGTCTGCTGCTACCTTAATGACTGAGCCATTACCAATCAATGTGGCCTTGGTTAATGGGTTGCGTTTGGAATCTACCACCACAGGTTTCATGTTGAAGGTCTTGCCATCACGTGACTTGACTACAGCTTTCATCTTAGCGCGGAAGCGTAGGTTGCCAGTGGGGTTACCATCTTCATCTACTTCTGGTTGATAGGGAGTAGCTGTGGACAGGACTGCCTTTAGCTTAGGCTGTTCCTTGACAACCTTAGCATGATGCTCATTCACCACTGCGTCTAGTTGTTCACACAATTCTGCTGCTTCTGTTTCTGGAACCATGACATCTACAGTGTAGACACCATCAGGATCAAAGTGTGTGTCAGGCTCAAAGACCTTCGCCCACATTGCTTTACCTTTAATGACAATCATATGTTTCTCCTTCATGTTTGTCTGTTGGCTAGAGGGGTACTTTAGGATTAGGCAAAGAAGTAATCAGACTTAAGTACTAGTGCTAAGTCTAGCTTACCCATAGCTGGTGGGTAAGGTACGTCATTGGTTCCTAAAGTTCTTACTGCATGATCCCTCAGTTCATTGAGGACATCATGTGTTTCATACATATTAACAAACTCACTACGCAGTATGTCAGACATGACAGGCATTGATGTACTGTGTGTACCATAGCTGTCATGTACCATTGCAAAGTCACGCAATCCATACTGCCTACACTTGTTAATAGTCTTAGTCATTGCGGCTGCATCCAGAGAGTGAATGAAGTTAGGGCTACTGCCCAAACCTGTGCGCCTCTTGTTTACTGTATCCTTTATATCTTCAACAATATTGAGGCGTACCATCTCACCATTGATGTGCGTCTTGATACGTTTAGTCTCAGTGTTACTGTAGTGCTGGACAACCACCCAACCTGTAGGAGTTATCCATTCCATGTGCTTGGTGTGGTCTGAGTATACCTCGCTGATCTGTTTGATGTATGACATTACCTTACTAGCTGACTGGATCACATCACTGATGGCATCCCAAACAAAAGCAGCTAGGTAATTACTAGCAGGGAATAGGTCAACACCGAAGACGTTCTCCTTACCTGCCTCTATCTGTTCAGTCATAGCCTCTTGTATGTATGAGCGACAGGCGTGGCGTGTACCACTGTAGGGTACGATCATAACAGGACGCTTGGTCAGTGACCTGTCAATCCCAAAGGCTAACCACTGCCTAGCTAGTTCACTGTTGTCCTGCTTGACACGTGCCAGTGCTTCTTCAGCTACCTCAGTGTAGATATCCTGAGGCACAGCGGCTGGTATAAGATTGGTAGCCCTACCCCCACGCTCATCCCTAAGGATGGCTGAGAGGTGCTGTAATCCATTGCAACTGCCATCTGCTGACACAGGGAAGCGTGACTCGTAGCCCCACCCCTGCTTGACTAGTGATGAGAACTCCATACACCAAGCCAGGAATTGATAAGGCTTGTCAGCCTCAAGCCATAGCTGGTTGTCGTATGGGTTGTCAACAATCCTGTGTACCTCATCAGCAAAGTCCCATGCCCATGTCTCACGCTGGTCTAGTGTTACCTTGTCATTGCCATACAGATTAGCACCATGAATGCACAACCAACGTGCATCATCCCAACTGTTGATAGGCATGGGGCGGCTGAACTCTAGCAATGACTTGCTCCAATCAGCAGACTGAGGTGAGAGGAACGTGCTGCTTGCATACTTGCGGGAACGAAAGTCGTTCTGCCACACGTAGAAGAACTCATCGTAGTCTGAGTAGGACTCAGCTACCTGTAGTGTACGCTCTACTTGTATGCGCTTGCTCACGCTTCGGTTGTTAATGGAGTAGATACTATTCCTAGTGCGTGACCACTCGCGGAACTCATCCCTCTCACTCTCAGTCATCTCCTTGGGTTCCTTGGTGAATGGGTAGTCAGGCAAGGGAAGATCATCCCTCGCTGGTAGCTTACCCCACTGCTGCCCATTGTCCCATACCTGCCTTATTACTTGAAGGAGAGGGCGATTGATACGCCATGCTGTATGCTGTAGTGCATTCAAGCAGGTGTACTCTTGGTTTAAGTCTGCTTCTCCTAAGCGTCTTAGGTGTTTCTTTAAACTCATCTGCGCCTCACTATAGGTAGTTCATCTATTGCTGCACCATGATACCCACCACCTGTTACATCAGTCCAATCCTTAGGGACTATGATGCAGGGTGCATACCTTGGCTTGGCTGTCTCAGCATAATCATTGAATGCCTTGATCCAATCCTCAGTTCCTTTCGTTGCCTTGACTACAGTAACAGTCTTGTTCCTTGCTGTTACCTGCTTGGTTAGCTCAACGATGCCAGTGTGTACGATTATCAGGTCAATCATACGCAAGCCCACGTGTATCCTGTCAGGCTTAGTCCACTCAGTATCCTTGAACCCATCCTTGTTCATCTTGTGGGTCAGGCCATAGCGTCTAGCACCATAGGCTTTCTTCATGGCTAGTTTGATTGTATTCTTTGCTATACTTCCTTCACTCTGAACCCACCTATCAAGCCTGTCCTGGATTTCTAGGTTACCACCTATAGACTGAGCAGCATGGAGCAGCACAGACTTCTTACTGATGGCATCAACTAGAGACACCACTGCTAGGTAGGCTACCTGTTCAGCATCCATGTCCTTGATACGTGCGTAGGTTATGTCGCGGTTAGACTTTGGGTTTTGTTGTAGGTCAAGGATACCCTTGGCTACATCCTCTACGATACGAGACACAATAACCCTGCCATGCAGTGTGTTGGACTCCATGCCTGATGCTACAGCCTTGTCTCTCGCCTTGCGAAATCTATCTATACCACCTGTCATCATGTCAGCTTCCAACTCAAGCTGAGTTTCTAAAGTACCCCTCATAGTAAGCCCCCTAAGGTTACACTATATACTGTATACCTGCTATAGCACCTACAATCATAGCAATAAACATCAATGCTACTTGTGCTGGTACTGCACCCTCATAGTCATAGCACATACCATACATAGATACCAGAGCTAAACTTATAAAGACTAAGATTAATACTGTTGTCACTATTCTTCTCCATAGTTAGCCATCATCCACTGCTGCTGTGCTGTGATTACTTCATACTCATCAGCATCCTCAGTCCACTCAGCTAGACAGGACAAGCAGAACCATTCTATCTTATTGTCTATAGCATAGAGTGCTTCTGCTTCTGCATTGTTGCAGTAGGGACACTTCTTAAATCCCATACTCATACCTGCTTCCTCTCCTCTTTGACACGCATCAGTTTACCTGCGGTGTACCCATGTTTGTACTTGATATAGTACTGGTGCTGCTCGTCCTTGTCGTACTCATTCATGTTACCCTGCTTGTGGTATCCATTGTAGTACCCCATTACATAGGCATCATCGTATGTGTTACGCTTGTTAGCCCAGCTTTTCCAGGCGTTCATCTGTGCATCACGCATCGTCACTACTCCATACTAAGCTATCCACCTTGTGTCTAGCCATGTCTAGCTTACCTACCTGTGACATCCATACATCCTGACATTCATAGATAGTCTGTAGCATATCACTAGTCTCTGTTAGTAGTTCGTTTAGTGCTGCCTTCTGGTCTGCATTGAGTACCTTTAGCAAGTCCTTCTTTGCTTTCTGTCGTGCTGCTTCCTTCTTGCGATACTCTTTCATGTAGTCGGTCATTACTCTGTCTCCTTCGTGACTGCATTACTGCTCTGTGTACTGGTGTTATCTTCATCAATCATTATCCACCACCAGACTTAGCATGTTATCGTTGCTGCTGTCAAGTTCTATCTCATAGTGGTTCATAAAGATAGACAACTCGCCATGTTCCATGGCCTCATAGACAATATCAAACAGGTCTTGAATGTCATAGACCTGTAGTCTGTTACCCTCTAGTGCATAGCCCCGCTTGTTTGGTATGTAAACCATCAAGCATACTTCAAGATAGTCTTCGTCTGACTGCGACACTGACAGCATGTAGTCGTTGCCCTTGTCAGGTGGCAGGTGTATGTGTGTGCATCTAGTCATCTTCAACCTCCACTTCCATTGCCCATAATACTTCTGCCTCATAGCCATCAAGCATGTTCTGCACCTCGTGCATTGCTAGTTCTTCTGCTTCATTAAAGCCATCGGCATCCACGATGACAGTGCGCTGCGTCAGCACACGAACCGCCACCTCATACTTACCTCTGTCACTCATAGTCCTGCCCCTTGTCACGTTCTTGTAGCTGGTCAACATCTATATCCTCGCAGATATATGAGTAGTCAAAGTTGTCTGCGTTGAATAGCTTTACTGTGTTATCATCATTGCGAATGTAGTCATCTGCTTCGTTATCCCATACAGCTACCGGCATATCCCATACCAGTACGCTATAGCTTTTCTCTATGTCAAACATTGTCTTGCCCCTCTAAAACAGTGGTTCATATGTAGCACCATCATCATACCTAGATCGTAGGCTAGATAGCTGGTGCCTCATGCTTACTACATCCTGTGATGCCATGCCTTCCCACTCAGCATCCTCTATCTGGACTGCTAGTGCCTTCATCTTTGTTAGAATACTGGAAAGCCTAGCGTCTTGTGTGATATCTGGGTAGGCTGTGTCAATGTACATACTCATAACTTATCCCCTATTGATTAGCTTCCATTACTGCTTGTGCAAACCCTCTTGGTGTAGCACTCCTGATATTCTTGGTCTTCATACTCTTACCGCCTAGCTTGCGGTGCTGTGTGCTACTACCATAGCTATGACACATCACCTCTCGCTTGTCAGGCATTATAAATCCATTGCCTGTCCAAAGGCAAGTCTTTTTTGAGTACGCATCTCGCGGTGCTATATACTCAGGCCACCTTGGATGGATATCATCAGGTGCTAGGTATCCACCATACTCATAAGGATGAAAGTAATAGTCAGGCTTACGCCATATAGATGCAAGTCTAGACACAGGATTTTCTATATAGAATGGACACCCTAACTCCATGCCTACATACCCACATAACATAGCATGATGCGCTGCTTCCTGCTGAAATCCTGGATTTTCCCTCTCTTTATTAGCAAAGTGTGCCGCACCTGATACAGCAAGATCAGTACATACTGGAAAAGCTGACATGAATACAGCCTTGTGCTTGTGCTTGTTGATGATAGTCTCCAACACCATAGCACTATGCAGGTCAGCCTTCCAATAGGTGATACCATCTATTGTTTTTTCACCTTCATGCTGTATGTCATACGCATGGCACTCATACCCCGCATCTGCCCAAGGTCTAAGTGCCTCACCTGTATAATCATACAGGCTAATCACTTGGTTTCTCATGTCTTACCCCTCAAAGTAATCGTTCAAGATTGCTGCAATCATGTCAGCTATGAACAAGGCAAAGCCTGTTACACCTAGCACGAATATAAATAATATAAGAATGTCCATTTGTCTAGCCCCTTTTAATATTGGCAGAGGCGGTAGGAATTGAACCCACTCTCTCAGGGTTGGAACCTGATGTGCTACCGTAACACTTCGCCCCTAATAAATCAATAAATATATGTAGGCAGTTTATCCACATGCCTAGGTGGTAGTCCTTCCTTTCTATCATAGCGTAAATGCTATGGACTAGGTACTTGGTCAAGTCTTACTACATACCACATGAAAGCCCCTAGTCATGGCTCATGTTTGAAACTTTAGCTATTTGTCTAGCCCCTATCCTACTACAAATCCACTAGTATCTTGCTTGGCTTTGCCTTTGGCATACAAGGCAACAACCACACCTTTAGGATCAAGAAAACGCAAGTCATCCTTGTCACCATCTACCACAGGAAAACCCATGTATGTCTTTGGTATATTGTCCTTGTGCCTAAACACTACAGCCATATTGCTAGTCTTGCGATCACGCATAGTCTCTAGCACCATGTCACTATAACGCTGGCTTGCCTCGCTATACGATAGCGTTATGTGATAGTTCTTTGGCAGTACCTTACTCACCCGCTTGATGTCCTTGGTATAGTCATAGAATTGTATCTCTGGATACTCCCCAGCCATGTCTATATGACGTTCCCAATGGATATCACTAGTGCCATTGAGCCTAACCACAGGCTTGATGCCCTTCTTAAGACAGTATTTGCGGAACGCTATCAAGTCGTCATGTAATTGTGCAATAAACTCGCCACGATTATCCCGCCACAAGATAGTCTTGCGCTGTCTAGCAAGCTGAACACTATTCATAGCACCCCTACCAGCAGTATATAGACACCCCGCCTTGCAGCCAGCAAGCACAGCCATAGCGCATATGTTAATGCCCTCTACTGTATCTGCTGGTGCTAAATATAATATGGCAGTCATGTACTCGCTACCATCACCTTTAACTGTCTTGGCATTATTACCAACACCTAATAGTTTTAGTTTCATGGCTACTACTCCTCTAGCTATTACAAGGTACAACGATTGAAGGGAGAACAATCGTTGCCCTTTATACGTCATGCTGGACGTTTTGTAAAGCGTCCTGTAATCGCACAACGACTAACAGATAGGTATCCTTGGTGGTTGCTAAAAGTCCCCTTGCGTCCATAGCGATTAGTCACGCGCCGGAATTGCAAGTTATGCTTACCAATAGGATTAACAGTTACATTCTTGATTGTCTTAAACTTAATCATAGCATCTACTCCTAGTGCTGTTATAGGTACACCATTGCACCTTGTAATAGCTAGGGATTTGTCCTTGCTATCGGACTCCACCCTAGCTTGGCCTAGCATCCTCGCAGCACATAGCCTAGCGGTACTGTCTATGGCTTGGGCTTCCCTTGCATATGGCAGGACTGCAAACCTTATCCTTTATAGTGCTATCCATTAGGCTAGTACACTGCAAGCTTTAGGTGCTTCGTAACCTTCTATTCTCTTAGTCTTACATATTCTGTTTAGGCTGTCTAGTCATAATCGTATTCGTTAGGCGTATTGTTTTATTCATCTTTCAAAACTGTACCCTCGCCCATTGGCTCAATCGGTCTTTGTTTCTGCTAGTACCTTGTAGCTACCCCTAGGGCTTGTCGCTGGTGTTTCGCTTTGTTCGTTTTGATGTTTAGAT